TGGATTTATAATTTTTTAATTTTATTTCTAATTTGGATTTATAATTTTATAATTTCTAATTTGGATTTATAATTTTATTTCTAATTTGGATTTATAATTTTATAATTTCTAATTTGGATTTATAATTTTTATTTTTGATTTATAATTTTTATTTTTAACTTTTTTTATGAACTTTATTCAGACATATTTTTATTTTTTTATTGATAAAATTTTGCATCGATCATTTGAAATTATTTTCTGATAAATATAACATTAAATATGATCATAATTATTCTGTTAAACTTACAAAAATATTTACAAATGATCACGGAAGTATAATTTATCAATAAAAATATGATCATAATTATTCTGTTAAACTTACAAAAATATTTACAAATGATCACGGAAGTATAATTTATCAATAAAAATATGATCATATGAAAAGTTATATTTATCAGAAAATAATTATAAATGATCGATGCAAAATTTTATCAATAAAAATATGATCATATGAAAATTTATGATAAATTTAAAAAAAAAATAATTATAAAAATTTAATTAGAATATGCTAATCCACCCATACCACTTAAGATACGTAATACATTGTAATTTACAGCATAAACATATAAATTACCAGCATTTGCATGAGTTATACTTAATTGAGCAGAATCAATACGACTCATATTAAGGGTTCCAGATGGTTGATGTTCTTCTGGTTTTAATGCAAAAGAATATACATTAATACCAGGATTTCGCATTGGAATATTTGTATGGTGTTGATATGGTTGAACTAAATTAAAATAATTTCCATCACGTAGAGCAAAACGATCATTACCATTTAATTTTAATTGAGCACTTGTTGTTGAATTTGTTCCACCTTTTGTATATAATTTATTGCCAACTTCTTTTGGTGTAACAAAACAATTCCATAATACAGATTCATCTGTACCATTATTTTTATTTACCCAAATTAATTCCTTAACCGGATGATTAAAATTTAAACGAGTTACTATATTAGTAACAGTAACAGCTTCACTACCAGTAAATTGAACTTGTTCAATTAAATATTCATGAGATAATTGTGCAAATCTACGACGTTCATCAGTGTCTAAAAAGATATAATCAGCATATAATTTAACATCAGATAATACAGCATTAGAAGCTCCAACGGCAACAACATCTGTATGAGTATCAGTGTGAGTATCAACTTGATACTTATTAGTAGTACCATTAGTAATAAATACTTTTGTTTTATCATTAAATTCGATATTAATTTTAACTTCATGATATTGTAAGGCAATTAAGGGAAGTGCTAAACCAACATTACGACAAAACCAAAATTCTAAAGGAATTTTTAAATTAATTTTTTTTTTAGTAGTATCGTCTCCTGCGGTACCTTTATCAATTTTATATGGATTATTATCACTATTAACAATATTTTGACCACTAATCATTCGATTCATTCCGTCATATTTTTCGGATGGACAGGTTAATTCATTCCAAATATACATCCATTGGCCATATTGTTTATCTATTCTTTGACCACCAATTTCAATTTCTAAACTTTTTAAAATATTATATCCAACCCATGGTTGAATATAAGCATCTTTTGGTGTAACAGCCCAAGTATCTGGTAAATCAATAGTAGCTTCAAGCATTAATTTATGAAGTAAATCCCCATTACGTGATATTTGACAAGTGATACGACTTCCAAATGCGGGATTTCCATTCGGACTTTGAACTATTGATTCAATAGAGAAATTAGTATGACGACGATAAACTACCTTAAAAAAGGTAATTTGTGGATTACCTGTTAGATATACATCTTGTGCTCCATAGGCAACTAATTGAAGTAATCCTCCACCCATTATTTAGTATTTATTATTAAGCAAATAAAAAAAAAATGATATTTAATTTAAATAATGATATTATGAATGAAAGTGTAAAAAGGAAAAGACCTAATACTGATATGTCTAATGAAGATGAAGATCCCCCTATTTTAAGAGAAATTAAATTATCTTCAAACAATAATAATTTAATTAGAATACCAGATATTGAATATGAAAAATATATAGGTTATATTAATTGTAATAATTTTGAATTAGATTTTGGTAATATTGAAATTAATAGAATTATTAATGAAGATGTAGTTAATAATAGAGTTAGTGAAAATATAAAATATTATAATAAAAATAAAAAATTTTGTGATTTTGGTAATGTTATTTTGTCTCTTAATTTAGATAATCCAACAAAATTATATATTATAGATGGACAACATAGATTAAAAACATTAGAAAAAATTAAAAATATTATTAGAACAGATGGTCAAGATCAAATAAAACATAATATAGATAATGAAGAATTTAAAAAAATATCACTTAATATTGCTATTACAATAATAGTATTTAAAAGTACTATTGAATGTCAAAAATATTTAAAACATTTTCAAAATCAATATCATAGTGATTTAAGATTATTTTCGTTTGATGAAAAATATAAGAGAGAACAATTAGAAAAACTAATAAATATTTTTAAAGAAAAATATAAAGAAAGATTTATAAAATATGAGAAAGATTTAGAAAATCAAATAAAATTTCATAAAGCAATTAAAGAAGTTAATAAACCAAATTTATCAGATGGAATTGTTGCTGATTTTTTAAAAAATGAATATTTAAAAATAGATATATTTAATAATCCAGATATTAATATAGAAACTATTGAAGAAATTAGTATATTTATTAGAGATAATTTAAATCTTAAAGACAATCAAAAATATTCTGTAGATAAAAAGAAGGATAATTGTTATTTTGGTTATATTAGATGTAATTTTGAATCTTCCCGAGAAGAAAGACTATTAATTAAAAAAATTAATGAAGAATTTCCTTATTAAATAAACATAAATATTTTTATTATTATTTTATTATTTGAAATAATAAATTAATATATTAATATATTAATATATTATATTAAAAATAAAATGTATATATTATTAAATAATTTAATAGGTGGTGCAAAAACATCAAATAAAGAAAAGCCCCCTGAGAATAAAAATTTAAGACTTTTGGCAACTTTTGTAAATTTATTAAATGACAAATTTGCAACAATACATGCAATAAATACTGAAGATAAAGAAATAAAAATAAAATATAATAAAAAATGTTATAAAGTAATTCTTATAACAGAACATGATATACCGACTGTAGGTACGAATGACGATAATTATTTTAAATGTAGAATAAAATATATAAATGATAATGGTGATGAAATTATAATACCATGGCATTTATCAATATATTCAACTAAATATAATAGTAATTCAGATGCTAAAATATCATATGTTCATATTACAAGAGAAACCGATGAAGTTTCATATAATCGAAAAATGGTAGATAATTATAATGCATTATCAGAGAATACAAAGTTAATAGTTGATGAAATAAATAAAATACTAAAATCAAATCCTTCAAAAATATATTTTGATGAATACACTATTGAAGGTATAATAGAAACTTTAAAAAATAATGTTCAATTAAATAGATTATTATATTCATTTTCGAGTGATTTATCAATAAAAAATAAATTTAATTTAAGTGATGATAATACAAAAATATTAGAACTTGAAGAATTTTTATTTAAAGAAGGTATAATTCATATTTTACTTGAATTTAATGAAAAAATAAATATAAATAGAATTAATAAAAATAAAGAAATAACAATAATAAATAAAAATAATTTTAAAAAAGAAAATGATAAAATTAAAGATGATAATGATTTAAGATATAAAATAAATAAAAATAAATGTGCTTTAAAAACCGAAACATATAATGAATTAATAAAAAATAATTTTGAATGTTATTTAGAAGATGAAGAATATTATAATACTAATCAAAATTTTAATGATTTAAAAAAAAGAAAAGAAACAAAATTAACTGAAGAAAAAAAAGGATTAGATACAGAAATAATAAGTTTAAAAAAAAAAATTTCAGATAAACAAATAAAAATTAAAAATTTAAAAATAGATTATGAAGAAAATAAACTTAATAAACAATTTTTAAATAAATCAACTGATTTTAAAAATACTTTAACTAATTTATCATTATGGAGTATAAAAGTTTTAGATAATGAAGAAAATATAAATACATTAGATAAAAACTCATTATTTGATTCAAGTATAATAGAATGTATTGAAAGTCATACTAATATAAAGTCATTAGATGAAAAAGATGATTTTTTAACAAAATTTGATTCTAATAAAAAAAATGAATTAATAATAGATAATAATAAATTATTAATAGTTAATAAAGAATTAAAAAAAATATTAAAAAATAAATCTAATATTAAGTATAAAAATAATTTTAATTCTTTTTATTTTATATATAAAAAACCAAATTTTAAAATTATATTTAAATCAAATAATTTTATAGAATATAGTGAATATTTAGATGCAAAATTTAATAATAATTCAGTTTTAAATAGTTATAATTATATATTATCAAAATCATTAACATCATCAAGAAGTAAAAAAACATCAATACCCAATAGTATAAAAAGTTTAGAAAATAAAACTTTTAACAGTATAAAAAATAAGTTAAAACAAAATAAAAATTATTTAGATAATTATATAAATAATTACATAACTAAATATGTTAATAATTATAAAAAAAAAGGTAAATATGACAAAATATCTGATCTTAAAGGTAAAATTGATGAATATAAAAAAAAAATAGAAGATAAAGAAAACGAATATGATAACAAAATAAAAATTATAGTAAATAATATATTAAGTATATTATATAAAACATATTTAAAATTAATAATAGTATTTCCTAAATTAATTAAAAAACAGCAAAAAGAAGATATAAAACGTTTATTAACAGAAGATTTAGAAAAGAATACACATAAATATAATTTAATGCAAGAAGACTATGATAAAATAATAGATAACATTAATAAAAAAATTACAGATATTAATATTAATAATGCATTAACTTCAGAAAATAATACTTTTTTAAAACATGCAAATACATTATTAGAAATTAATGATGATGATACAAATTTTTATACCACATATGATATAATAATATTTACATTAACGTCTCAAGAACAAAAGATAGTAAAACAAAATAAAAAAGCAAATAAAAAAGCAACAGATTTTTATATTGAGTTAGTAAAAACAAAAGATAATGCTAAATTTGAAAATACAGATGAATTATTACAAGAAATTTTAAGTTTATTTATTGAAATAATAAATAATGATTATATGAATAAAATTGAAGAAAACAAAAAAGATTTAGAAAAAAATTTAACAATTTATAAAGTAAATATAAGTGAATTAAAAGATAAAGTAAATATATTAAAAGAAAAAAAGAAGAAATTAGAAAATATAATTCAAAATGAACCAGAATTAAATGAAAAATATTATAACGAAGTAAATAAAATTTATGAAAAATTAGATAGAAAAACATAAATTAAATTTATATATAAAGAAATATAATATATATATATATATATGTTATATAGACATCATAGTTATAAGAGAAATTTATGTTTTATTATACCAGATACTAAATGGTATAATAATTATAATACTCTTAAACCGAATCATGGATTAATTGAAAATATTTTTATTGATGGATTTGAAAATTTTTTATTTTTCACAACTATTATAATTTTTTCAAAAGTAATTTTTACAAATAATTCAAATAAATTTATTAATATATATACTAATAGTTTAATACATTTTTCTAAAAAAATTATTAATTTCAATAATTCATATTTACAAATTAGTTTAACTGGTGCATTTATTTCATTTTTTTTAGGTATTAATCATGTTTTAGGTTATGAACATAAAAAAAAATAAATATAAATATAAATATTATATTTAGTTGGAATAAGCTAAACCACCCATACCACTTAAGATACGTAATACATTGTAATTTACTGCATAAACTTTAACTGTTCCTGCTGAAGGCGATAATAACGATAAAGAAGCAGTATCAATACGACTCATATTTAGAGTTCCAGATGGTTGATGTTCTTCAGGTTTTAATGCAAAAGAATAAACATGAATACCATGGTCTGTTGCGGGTATATTAGTATGATGTTGATATGGTTGAACATGTGTAAAATATTGTCCATCACGTTGAGAGAAACGATCATTACCATTTAACATTAATTTAGCATTAGTTACGGTTTCATAATCACCATTAGCGTTTTTAACTCGCCATATTAATTCTTTAACCGGATGATTGAATGACATTTTAATTGCTTTTTGTGTAGTATCAATTGCTTCGTCACCAGTAAACTGAACTTGTTCAATTAAATATTCATGAGATAATTGTGCAAATCTACGACGTTCATCTGTATCTAAAAAGATATAATCCGCATATAAAGATGCTCCATTAATAGTATCAACCGATCCAAAATCTATATTAACTTTAACTTCATGATATTGTAAAGCAATTAAGGGAAGAGCTAAACCAACATTACGACAAAACCAAAATTCTAATGGAATATATAATTTAGTAGTATCATTTATCATTTCTCCAAAACCAGCTTTTTTACCTTCTGGTAATGTTAATTCATTCCAAATATGCATCCAATCGCCATATTGACGGTCAATTAATTGACCACCAATTTCAAGTTCAACTTTATTAATTATTTGATGACCAAGTTTTGCGTCTGGATCTGAAGTAGCAGTAAAAGTTCCATCAACTTCTAAATATAATTTATGAACTAAATCACCATTACGTGAGATTTGGCATGTTACACGTTTGTCTTTTCCAACTTGTCCGTTAAAAGATTGAACAATAGATTCAATGGAAAAATTTGTATGACGACGATATACTACCTTAAAAAAGGTAATTTGTGGATTACCAGTTAAATACACATCTTGTGCTCCATAGGCAACCAATTGAAGTAAACCTCCACCCATTTTTTACTATTTATTATTAATAAAGAAAAAAAAATAATAAAATAAATATTTTTTAATTTAATTAGAATAAGCTAAACCACCCATACCACTTAAGATACGTAACACATTATAATTAACAGCATATAATCTCATAACATCACTATCAGTACCAGAAGTATTATCAATTTGTAAAGAAGCAGTATCAATACGACTCATATTAAGAGTTCCAGATGGTTGATGTTCTTCTGGTTTAAGTGCAAAAGAATATACATGAACACCTTCCTCTGTAGGAGGTATATTAGTATGATGTTGATATGGTTGAACAAGTGTAAAATATGTTCCATCACGTTGAGAGAAACGATCATTTCCATTTAACATTAATTTAGCAGAGTTTACTGTTCTATAAATATCATCTGAACTATTCACACGCCATATTAATTCTTTAACAGGATGATTGAATGACATTTTAACAGCTTTACTCATACCAACTTGTTCTTGTCCAGTAAATTGAACTTGTTCAATTAAATATTCATGAGATAATTGTGCAAATCTACGACGTTCATCAGTGTCTAAAAAGATATAATCAGCATATAATTTAACATCAGATAATACAGCATTAGAAGCTCCAACGGCAACAACATCTGTATGAGTATCAGTGTGAGTATCAACTTGATACTTATTAGTAGTACCATTAGTAATAAATACTTTTGTTTTATCATTAAATTCGATATTAATTTTAACTTCATGATATTGTAAGGCAATTAAGGGAAGTGCTAAACCAACATTACGACAAAACCAAAATTCTAAAGGAATTTTTAAATTAATTTTTTTTTTAGTAGTATCGTCTCCTGCGGTACCTTTATCAATTTTATATGGATTATTATCACTATTAACAATATTTTGACCACTAATCATTCGATTCATTCCGTCATATTTTTCGGATGGACAGGTTAATTCATTCCAAATATACATCCATTGGCCATATTGTTTATCTATTCTTTGACCACCAATTTCAATTTCTAAACTTTTTAAAATATTATATCCAACCCATGGTTGAATATAAGCATCTTTTGGTGTAACAGCCCAAGTATCTGGTAAATCAATAGTAGCTTCAAGCATTAATTTATGAAGTAAATCCCCATTACGTGATATTTGACAAGTGATACGACTTCCAAATGCGGGATTTCCATTCGGACTTTGAACTATTGATTCAATAGAGAAATTAGTATGACGACGATAAACTACCTTAAAAAAGGTAATTTGTGGATTACCTGTTAGATATACATCTTGTGCTCCATAGGCAACTAATTGAAGTAATCCTCCACCCATTATTTAGTATTTATTATTAAGCAAATAAAAAAAAAATGATATTTAATTTAAATAATGATATTATGAATGAAAGTGTAAAAAGGAAAAGACCTAATACTGATATGTCTAATGAAGATGAAGATCCCCCTATTTTAAGAGAAATTAAATTATCTTCAAACAATAATAATTTAATTAGAATACCAGATATTGAATATGAAAAATATATAGGTTATATTAATTGTAATAATTTTGAATTAGATTTTGGTAATATTGAAATTAATAGAATTATTAATGAAGATGTAGTTAATAATAGAGTTAGTGAAAATATAAAATATTATAATAAAAATAAAAAATTTTGTGATTTTGGTAATGTTATTTTGTCTCTTAATTTAGATAATCCAACAAAATTATATATTATAGATGGACAACATAGATTAAAAACATTAGAAAAAATTAAAAATATTATTAGAACAGATGGTCAAGATCAAATAAAACATAATATAGATAATGAAGAATTTAAAAAAATATCACTTAATATTGCTATTACAATAATAGTATTTAAAAGTACTATTGAATGTCAAAAATATTTAAAACATTTTCAAAATCAATATCATAGTGATTTAAGATTATTTTCGTTTGATGAAAAATATAAGAGAGAACAATTAGAAAAACTAATAAATATTTTTAAAGAAAAATATAAAGAAAGATTTATAAAATATGAGAAAGATTTAGAAAATCAAATAAAATTTCATAAAGCAATTAAAGAAGTTAATAAACCAAATTTATCAGATGGAATTGTTGCTGATTTTTTAAAAAATGAATATTTAAAAATAGATATATTTAATAATCCAGATATTAATATAGAAACTATTGAAGAAATTAGTATATTTATTAGAGATAATTTAAATCTTAAAGACAATCAAAAATATTCTGTAGATAAAAAGAAGGATAATTGTTATTTTGGTTATATTAGATGTAATTTTGAATCTTCCCGAGAAGAAAGACTATTAATTAAAAAAATTAATGAAGAATTTCCTTATTAAATAAACATAAATATTTTTATTATTATTTTATTATTTGAAATAATAAATTAATATATTAATATATTAATATATTATATTAAAAATAAAATGTATATATTATTAAATAATTTAATAGGTGGTGCAAAAACATCAAATAAAGAAAAGCCCCCTGAGAATAAAAATTTAAGACTTTTGGCAACTTTTGTAAATTTATTAAATGACAAATTTGCAACAATACATGCAATAAATACTGAAGATAAAGAAATAAAAATAAAATATAATAAAAAATGTTATAAAGTAATTCTTATAACAGAACATGATATACCGACTGTAGGTACGAATGACGATAATTATTTTAAATGTAGAATAAAATATATAAATGATAATGGTGATGAAATTATAATACCATGGCATTTATCAATATATTCAACTAAATATAATAGTAATTCAGATGCTAAAATATCATATGTTCATATTACAAGAGAAACCGATGAAGTTTCATATAATCGAAAAATGGTAGATAATTATAATGCATTATCAGAGAATACAAAGTTAATAGTTGATGAAATAAATAAAATACTAAAATCAAATCCTTCAAAAATATATTTTGATGAATACACTATTGAAGGTATAATAGAAACTTTAAAAAATAATGTTCAATTAAATAGATTATTATATTCATTTTCGAGTGATTTATCAATAAAAAATAAATTTAATTTAAGTGATGATAATACAAAAATATTAGAACTTGAAGAATTTTTATTTAAAGAAGGTATAATTCATATTTTACTTGAATTTAATGAAAAAATAAATATAAATAGAATTAATAAAAATAAAGAAATAACAATAATAAATAAAAATAATTTTAAAAAAGAAAATGATAAAATTAAAGATGATAATGATTTAAGATATAAAATAAATAAAAATAAATGTGCTTTAAAAACCGAAACATATAATGAATTAATAAAAAATAATTTTGAATGTTATTTAGAAGATGAAGAATATTATAATACTAATCAAAATTTTAATGATTTAAAAAAAAGAAAAGAAACAAAATTAACTGAAGAAAAAAAAGGATTAGATACAGAAATAATAAGTTTAAAAAAAAAAATTTCAGATAAACAAATAAAAATTAAAAATTTAAAAATAGATTATGAAGAAAATAAACTTAATAAACAATTTTTAAATAAATCAACTGATTTTAAAAATACTTTAACTAATTTATCATTATGGAGTATAAAAGTTTTAGATAATGAAGAAAATATAAATACATTAGATAAAAACTCATTATTTGATTCAAGTATAATAGAATGTATTGAAAGTCATACTAATATAAAGTCATTAGATGAAAAAGATGATTTTTTAACAAAATTTGATTCTAATAAAAAAAATGAATTAATAATAGATAATAATAAATTATTAATAGTTAATAAAGAATTAAAAAAAATATTAAAAAATAAATCTAATATTAAGTATAAAAATAATTTTAATTCTTTTTATTTTATATATAAAAAACCAAATTTTAAAATTATATTTAAATCAAATAATTTTATAGAATATAGTGAATATTTAGATGCAAAATTTAATAATAATTCAGTTTTAAATAGTTATAATTATATATTATCAAAATCATTAACATCATCAAGAAGTAAAAAAACATCAATACCCAATAGTATAAAAAGTTTAGAAAATAAAACTTTTAACAGTATAAAAAATAAGTTAAAACAAAATAAAAATTATTTAGATAATTATATAAATAATTACATAACTAAATATGTTAATAATTATAAAAAAAAAGGTAAATATGACAAAATATCTGATCTTAAAGGTAAAATTGATGAATATAAAAAAAAAATAGAAGATAAAGAAAACGAATATGATAACAAAATAAAAATTATAGTAAATAATATATTAAGTATATTATATAAAACATATTTAAAATTAATAATAGTATTTCCTAAATTAATTAAAAAACAGCAAAAAGAAGATATAAAACGTTTATTAACAGAAGATTTAGAAAAGAATACACATAAATATAATTTAATGCAAGAAGACTATGATAAAATAATAGATAACATTAATAAAAAAATTACAGATATTAATATTAATAATGCATTAACTTCAGAAAATAATACTTTTTTAAAACATGCAAATACATTATTAGAAATTAATGATGATGATACAAATTTTTATACCACATATGATATAATAATATTTACATTAACGTCTCAAGAACAAAAGATAGTAAAACAAAATAAAAAAGCAAATAAAAAAGCAACAGATTTTTATATTGAGTTAGTAAAAACAAAAGATAATGCTAAATTTGAAAATACAGATGAATTATTACAAGAAATTTTAAGTTTATTTATTGAAATAATAAATAATGATTATATGAATAAAATTGAAGAAAACAAAAAAGATTTAGAAAAAAATTTAACAATTTATAAAGTAAATATAAGTGAATTAAAAGATAAAGTAAATATATTAAAAGAAAAAAAGAAGAAATTAGAAAATATAATTCAAAATGAACCAGAATTAAATGAAAAATATTATAACGAAGTAAATAAAATTTATGAAAAATTAGATAGAAAAACATAAATTAAATTTATATATAAAGAAATATAATATATATATATATATATGTTATATAGACATCATAGTTATAAGAGAAATTTATGTTTTATTATACCAGATACTAAATGGTATAATAATTATAATACTCTTAAACCGAATCATGGATTAATTGAAAATATTTTTATTGATGGATTTGAAAATTTTTTATTTTTCACAACTATTATAATTTTTTCAAAAGTAATTTTTACAAATAATTCAAATAAATTTATTAATATATATACTAATAGTTTAATACATTTTTCTAAAAAAATTATTAATTTCAATAATTCATATTTACAAATTAGTTTAACTGGTGCATTTATTTCATTTTTTTTAGGTATTAATCATGTTTTAGGTTATGAACATAAAAAAAAATAAATATAAATATAAATATTATATTTAGTTGGAATAAGCTAAACCACCCATACCACTTAAGATACGTAATACATTGTAATTTACTGCATAAACTTTAACTGTTCCTGCTGAAGGCGATAATAACGATAAAGAAGCAGTATCAATACGACTCATATTTAGAGTTCCAGATGGTTGATGTTCTTCAGGTTTTAATGCAAAAGAATAAACATGAATACCATGGTCTGTTGCGGGTATATTAGTATGATGTTGATATGGTTGAACATGTGTAAAATATTGTCCATCACGTTGAGAGAAACGATCATTACCATTTAACATTAATTTAGCATTAGTTACGGTTTCATAATCACCATTAGCGTTTTTAACTCGCCATATTAATTCTTTAACCGGATGATTGAATGACATTTTAATTGCTTTTTGTGTAGTATCAATTGCTTCGTCACCAGTAAACTGAACTTGTTCAATTAAATATTCATGAGATAATTGTGCAAATCTACGACGTTCATCTGTATCTAAAAAGATATAATCCGCATATAAAGATGCTCCATTAATAGTATCAACCGATCCAAAATCTATATTAACTTTAACTTCATGATATTGTAAAGCAATTAAGGGAAGAGCTAAACCAACATTACGACAAAACCAAAATTCTAATGGAATATATAATTTAGTAGTATCATTTATCATTTCTCCAAAACCAGCTTTTTTACCTTCTGGTAATGTTAATTCATTCCAAATATGCATCCAATCGCCATATTGACGGTCAATTAATTGACCACCAATTTCAAGTTCAACTTTATTAATTATTTGATGACCAAGTTTTGCGTCTGGATCTGAAGTAGCAGTAAAAGTTCCATCAACTTCTAAATATAATTTATGAACTAAATCACCATTACGTGAGATTTGGCATGTTACACGTTTGTCTTTTCCAACTTGTCCGTTAAAAGATTGAACAATAGATTCAATGGAAAAATTTGTATGACGACGATATACTACCTTAAAAAAGGTAATTTGTGGATTACCAGTTAAATACACATCTTGTGCTCCATAGGCAACCAATTGAAGTAAACCTCCACCCATTTTTTACTATTTATTATTAATAAAGAAAAAAAAATAATAAAATAAATATTTTTTAATTTAATTAGAATAAGCTAAACCACCCATACCACTTAAGATACGTAACACATTATAATTAACAGCATATAATCTCATAACATCACTATCAGTACCAGAAGTATTATCAATTTGTAAAGAAGCAGTATCAATACGACTCATATTAAGAGTTCCAGATGGTTGATGTTCTTCTGGTTTAAGTGCAAAAGAATATACATGAACACCTTCCTCTGTAGGAGGTATATTAGTATGATGTTGATATGGTTGAACAAGTGTAAAATATGTTCCATCACGTTGAGAGAAACGATCATTTCCATTTAACATTAATTTAGCAGAGTTTACTGTTCTATAAATATCATCTGAACTATTCACACGCCATATTAATTCTTTAACAGGATGATTGAATGACATTTTAACAGCTTTACTCATACCAACTTGTTCTTGTCCAGTAAATTGAACTTGTTCAATTAAATATTCATGAGATAATTGTGCAAATCTACGACGTTCATCAGTGTCTAAAAAGATATAATCAGCATATAAAGTTGCACCAGTAAGACCAGAATTTAAAGAAAATTCAATATTAACTTTAACTTCATGATATTGTAAAGCAATTAATGGAAGAGCTAAACCAACATTACGGCAAAACCAAAATTCTAATGGAACATATAATTTTGGTCCAGCTTTATTAATCATATCTTGAAAACCAACTTTTTTACCTTCTGGTAATGTTAATTCGTTCCAAATATGCATCCAATCACCATATTGACGATCAATTAATTGACCACCAATTTCAAGTTCAACTTTATCTATTGCAGCATGACCAACTCCCGGTTTTCCAACTGTAGTTTCTTTAAAAAAAGAACTAGAAGCATCTAATTCTAAATATAATTTATGAACTAAATCACCATTACGTGAGATTTGGCATGTTACACGACTTCCAGCAACGGGATTTCCATTAAAAGATTGAACAATAGATTCAATCGAAAAATTTGTATGACGACGATATACTACCTTAAAAAAGGTAATTTGTGGATTACCAGTTAAATATACATCTTGTGCTCCATAAGCAACTAGTTGAAGTAAACCTCCACCCATTTTTTACTATTTATTATTAATAAAGAAAAAAATAAAATGATAAAAATAACATATTATTTTTCATCATATGTTTTATTATGGTATTTTTTTATATATTTTAAATATTATTCCTTATAATCCTATTATATTTTTTTATTTAATTTTATTATTTGTAATATGGATGTTATTTTATATGATTTATTTAAAATTATCTTTAAAAAAAATAATATTTTTTTTAATAGTTTGTATTATTATTTTCAAAATTATACCAATTTTAACATTAAAACATGAATTTAATTGTATTGATGTTTTATTTGGATTTTTAATATTTATGATATATCATTTTATATTATATTATACAATTAATGTCGAACCAATTCAACATTATATAAATTTTATTAATTATTATAAAAAACTTCCAAATAATTTAAATATAATTTTTGATAAAATTATATTTAAAAAAAAAGATATAGTATATATTTAGTTAGAATAAGCAAGACCACCCATACCACTTAATATACGTAACACATTATAACTATGTGCAAATAAATATATATTACCAGCTAGGTTACTTTGAGGAATTGTAATTTGAGCAGTATCAATACGACTCATATTAAGAGTTCCAGATGGTTGATGTTCTTCAGGTTTTAATGCAAATGAATATACACCAATATTATTAGCTGCAGGTATATTAGTGTGATGTTGATAAGGTTGAACTAAAGTAAAATATTTAGGATCTCTTGGTGCAAAACGATCATTACCATTTAATTGTAATTCAACTTTATCAGTTGTTTGATCTTGCCAAACACACCAATCTTTTTTGTTTTGTTTAGCGTCATCCATATTAACCCATACTAATTCTTTGACAGGATGATTAAAAGACATTTTAAGACGAGTTTTACTAGTTGCATCTGCAGATTCAGATCCAGTAAATTGAACTTGTTCAATTAAATATTCATGAGATAATTGTGCAAATCTACGACGTTCATCAGTATCTAAAAAGATATAATCTGCCCATAAAGCTGCACCATTATTTGCAAATTTTAATTTTTTATATGTTAAACTGGATATAGTAAACGTACCATCAGTACCATATGAATCAGTAGTTTTAACATCTGGTGCATCATTAAAATTAATATTGATTTTAACTTCATGGTATTGTAAAGCAATTAAAGGTAATGCTAAACCAACATTACGACAAAACCAAAATTCTAAAGGAATATATAATTTATATTCGGTGGATGAACTAAGTTCCG